AAAGGAACTAGAGTTTATCCTCTTAAATCTTTTGTACTTAATAGAGATCCAGAAGGAAATATTTTAGAAGTAGTAGTTAGGGAGGAAGTTAGTCCTGAGGTATTACCAGAAGGTATTGCTCCTAAAAATACAGAAGGAGGTTTATTAGATAGATCAGTTTTCTTATATACACATATAACTTGGGATTATAAGAAGGATAGATGTAAGTGGCATCAAGAAGTTTATGGTAAAAAGATTGGTAAAGAAGGTGATGTACCTATAGCGAAAGCTCCTTGGATTCCTCTAAGGCTTTACCGTGTGGCACATGAAGCCTATGGTCGTAGTTTTTGTGAAGAGCTGTTAGGCGATCTCAAATCTTTAGAGTATCTATCAAAAGCTATTGTCGAAGGTTCAGCCGCTGCAGCTAAAATAATTTTCTTATGTAATCCAAATGGAACTACACGACCCGATTCGCTGGCTAGAGCTGCTAATGGTTCTATTGTGGCTGGTAATCCTAACGACGTAGCACCACTGCAAATGAATAAACAGGCAGACCTTACGGTTGCCTTAAATACTATTGCAAGAATTGAACAGAGATTAAGTTTTGCTTTCTTACTCAACAGTGCTATTCAAGCTGGAGCTGCAGGTAGGGACAGAGTCACTGCGGAAGAAATCAGAATGGTAGCCAATGAGCTGGAATCTGGGTTAGGAGGCGTATATTCCATACTTTCTGTAGAACTACAGCTACCTTTAGTTAATAGAAAGATGGCTCTCATGGAGCGTAGTGGTAGTCTGCCTAAGCTACCAAAAAATGTAGTGACTCCTCGTATTACTACAGGTTTGGATGCTCTTGGTAGGGGTAACGATAAAGCTAAGTTAATTGAATTTATAACTACACTGGCACAAACAATGGGACCAGAGGTTATGACTAAATTTGTAAATAATAGAGAATTGATAACTAGACTAGCTGCGTCTGATGGTCTAGATACTTATAAGCTGATCAAATCTGATGATCAATTAATGGAAGAAGAGCAGCAACAAGCTATGATAATGCAGGAACAGCAGCAAGCGCAAGATCCTAATAATGATCCTGCTAAGCAAGCTGCACTTATCAAAGCTGAAAATGACTCAATCAGGACAGACCAGCAAGAAGCTGGCAAGTAAGCCTAAGGTAGTTGTCACTACTGAAGACCCTGTAGTTAAAGAAGAAACTGAAGCACCTAAAAAGGAACCTACGCAGTTAGATCTTCTAATAGCACAACTAAAAGAAGAGAAGCCTCAGACTTATGATTTGTATTTAAGTGCTGTTAAAGCTAGAAAAAGCGTTAGCATTTATTCTGACTTATCCATTCGTATCGGCTAACTATGGAAATTAACACTACAGGCGGTGCCTTTCCTGGTGAAACACCTGCATTCAATGAACAAGATCAAGCGATACTTGACGGGCAAGACCCGCAAGAAGCAGCTCAACAACAAGATGAGCTTATCGGTGGTAAGTTTAAAACCTCTGATGATCTTTTACAGGCTTACCAAGAACTTGAAAAGAAAC